ATCAACTACTAAATCGTAATCTTGTAGTAAAGTAATTCCATGTGTTACGCTTCCTTGTCCTTTAACGGCTTCTAATATATTCAAACCTTTGTCTCTAAGTTCGTTTATTAATCTTGGTTCTGCGGAATCTGCCACTATTAAACTATCTCCGGCAATTGATTTGTTTAGTCTATAAATATCGGATGTTGTTAATCCGGTTTGGTATAGGTGTAATTTAAGATATATAATCTTATTCTGTGCATCTATTGAAGTTGCAACTAATGTAGTCGGGTCGTTACTGAATCCAAAATCTTGTCCATAAACAACGCTACCTAAATCTTGGAATTTACCTACACTCCAATTGGTAAATATAACTCCCTCTGCTTTATCCAACCAACCACCGAGAATTTGGTGTTTATATTTATCCGGTCTGCGTTCTTTAATTGTTTTAATCTGTGTTAAGAATGATTCAGATAAGTTTGCAAGGTTGTCTAAATAGGTCGTGTGTATGTACGTTGTATCTCCTTTGATTACATTACTACCCGCTTCAATTCCTTTAGACTCAAAGAATCGTTGGTAAATAAAATGTTCTTTGGTAGCCGGATTTAGGATAAGTATAACCCTATTCTGTTTTGTTTTATGCCGAATGGATAAATCAATCTTATCGAACGTATCTTCATCCGTTAATTCTTCTGCTTCATCCAATACCCAAGTAGTGACACCTTGCAAAGATTTCAGGTTTGCAGTCTGTGTTCCTGAACTTGTTTTGATTCCTTTAAAGATAATTTTACTGCCAGTCTTTACATTTATAATCTCATCCTTTGTAACTGCGAAATCGGTAGCCATTCCAAGTAGTTCGATTTTCTCTATAAATTCAGGAATGATACTAATGGCTGCCGATACTAATGTATAACGTGTAAATAGAATGATATGCCCCGATTCCCTTGTAAGCAAACTAAGAAATGTAGTTATACTAAAAGACTTCGAACTACCTCGCCCGCCCGTAATTATAAAGTACCTACTATCCGAACCTAAATTATCGTATTTTGGGTTAATTGTTACCAACCTTGAAGTAGTCTTTTATGTTGAAATCGTTTACATTCAATGTAGTCTCAACTGTTTCTTTAGGCTTACCGAATATATGTTCTGCTACAAAGATTTGTCCTCGTTGGCTATCCAATAAATCCACTATAAAACTTACTTTATTTTCGTCGTCAGTATCTTGCTTGTAAAGGACTTTAAGCGCCTGAACGAACAATGTATTAACCTTTGCTTCTTCTACTTTTGTTTTGCGTCCTGCGGTCTTATTACCGCCATTATTCTTCCTCTTATCTTCCATAATCAAAAAAGTATTCATTAATGATTCTCACTTTATAGAACCATCTTTAAATGTCACTACTACACTATCCTTTTCAAAGTATTCATTGATACTGATAGGCACATTAATATAGGTGTAATTCCATTCCATTACCTCGTCTTCAAAATCGCTTGACACTTCAATTAACTTAGGTAAATAATCGTAAATTTTACCTTTATAATTCACTTCATTTTGAATGCAGTAATCAATACAACTATGTATCCTATTTGTTAATGTCATTAATTCTCACTATAAACCATCTCATAGAATATCTTACTACTCACTTGATTCAATTCAATCTGTTTTACATCACTATAATAAACCATATATGCCACATCAGAAACCTTTAATGTAGCTTTCAATTTTGCCCATTCTTTCATGTGCAATTTATCGTTTATTACTGCAATGTAGTATCTCATTCAGCAGTATCTTCATACGTTAACATTACTGTCTTTAATTGGTCTACCATATCTTTAAGACAACTTGAACAATTAGAAGGCTCGTTTCTTTGCTGAAATATACGGTTATAAATTGCTAATATTTGCGATTGGTCAGATGGTATTACCTGATTAGTTTTCGTTTCAATCCATGCCTTTAGCCATTCGTATTCTGTTTCGGTTAAGCACAATGGTTTCTTATATGGAAACAATGCGTTTAGTTTTTCCTTTCTTGCATCACATCCACAATCTTCGCCAAGTATAAATTTAGCCACCTTATCTATTCCGGTTGCTTTTAAAACGGATTCTACTGTGTCGCCTAATCCTTTTGCTTGTATTTTTTTCGGTCTTGCCATATCTATATAATTACAATTTAGTCTTTTTGTTTACCACTCTACACATATCCCAAATATAGTAGTATTGTTCTATTACATTTTCGTCTTTACTATTCAATTCAATACGTTTCTGTAATGTTTTATAATCAAGTGTACCACTTTGAATCGTTTCGTAGTGAACTGATTTCCTACCAAAGAAATTAGTATTATAATATCTTACTTTGGTGAATAATAAATATACTTTCTCTTCCATTATAATAACTCAAAATCTTCGTTTAAATAGTCTTCCCAATCCTCTCCGATATTGTCCTTGATTTTCTTCTTACAAGTTTTTAGCGTGTTGAATATACTTGAAAGGCTTATATTTGATTTAGCTGCAATTTTACGCATTGAAGTTTTTTCGTTGCGGTATATTTCAAATAGCATCTTGTCGTACCATTCCCAAGAATTGATTTCATCCAGTATCTTAACCTCAATAGCATTCTTTGCAACAAGCATCTCAGTATTATTTGACATTTCCATTAGGTATAAATTCTCTAATGAAACGTACTTGATGCGTTTGGATTTATTAACGTGTTGTAGAAAGGTATTTTTTAAAGATAGCCACATATAACCCTTGTTGATTTTGCCATCTGTGAATAGCTTATCCTCGCTGCTCCACTTCAAAAGGTTTATGTAGGTTTCTTGGACAATATCTTCGGCAAAAAAGAACTCGCCAAAAGAGTGAACAAATTTAGTCCACTCCTTATGATTATTTACGATTGGTATTATCCAACTCATATTTCATTAGTCTAATTTTAACAAATATATAACTAATAAATAGATAAAGTTTAGCATTGTTTATAAGTTATTCGTTTAGACCTATGTTAGCTATTGAATAAGCTGCATTTAATTCTAATTCAAGTATCTTAATTTGCTCAAGTAACCTTTGATTTTCTGTCTGTAATTCGTCAATGTGCGAATCCAAATACTTCTCAAGTGATTCATACTCTTTGAATCGGTTTTCAAGTGTTTTAAATATATTTCTGTACATCTTATTTCTTTTTAAATTGTTTCGATTACTCTAATCTCCTATACCATTCAATTTTAAAACACAACAGTATTACTGTTGTGATAAACCATTTACTTTCTTTTGTATTGATTGTTTGGTTAAACCAGCCTAAACCAATAATTGGCACTATAAATAGACTTTTAAATGTCATCTTATTTCTTTTTAAATTCGTTAAACCATTCTTCAAATGTATTATATACAGGAGGCATATCCTTTTGAAATATTTCACATTGCCTTGATTGTTTAAAAGATTCTCTCATATCTTCCTCGCTATACATTTTTTCTTGTTGCCATTGTGCGCCGTCTTGGAATACTGATTTCACAAGATACTTTCCTAGTTTCCCAGATACGTCTTGATGTGTATTTGCATATCTTTCAGATACCTCCTCAATTGTTTCTTTCATATCAATACTGCATTAAATCCAACGCTTCATATACTGCAAGGGCTATCTTCTCTCTCAAGTGCCATAATAACTCCGTAATATCATCGTTATGTAATGTTGTAATTGTTTCGATGCGCAAGGTTTCAAGTTGCTGCTCATCCAAATCGTAAGGAGTTTCGAAATAGTACTCCACTTCTAAATCCACTCCCTCTAATTCAATTCTAACTGATTGACTTTTCATACTTTTTAATTTAAAATGTTAATAATTTCTACAAATATAATATAGTTTTTGTAATGTGATACTAAAATTGTAAAAAAAATACGGCAGCAAATTCAAAATACTGCCGTAAATTTGTTTACAGTAAACTACTTAGTGTAAATCAGAATGGAAGATCATCTCCAACTTCATCTGCAATTGTCATCTTCTCACTCGTTGACTGCATCTCTTTAGCCATTGCATCAATTTTCCACACAACAATAGTATTAAAATACTTAACTTCACCTTGAGGATTCGTCCAAGAACGTCCTCGCAAATTATAATGCGCTTCAACTACTTGCCCTACCTGAATAGAATCTATTAGGTTGCATTTATCTTGTTGTAATTCTACTTCAATTAGCTGCGGATAATCTCCAGCCTCTTCCACTACAAAAGTTCGCTTACTAAACTTTTCCGTTACTTTAATCGTGTCATTTTTAACGATTACTTTTCCTTTAATTGTGTTCATCTTGTTTTGTTTTTAATTGTTTGATTTAAAATAATCTTGCAGCCCTTTATCTGTTGGGTCAAGGTGTAATAAGTACTTCATTTCTAAATAATATCTTTTACTTGAATCGTTAGCATCCCATCTTTCTTGGTCTTTTTTTCTTAAAAATTCTAAGAAATCTTTATAAAAAAACACTTTGGATTTATCCTCAATCTTTAAAAATATAGTTTCATATTCATATAAAAACGGGTCAATTACTGATACTAAAAAAGTTTCATCAGTTAAATTAGATTCTGTTTTATACCAAAAAAGACCACGTTCATTTTTGTATTCAAAAAAATATTCAGTTGTTGCTTTATTTTGCATTTCTATATTTGTATTTATTGATTGAAAATCTGTTTTATCGCCTTTTGCTTGGTTACATTTCCTACAAGAAGTTCTTAAATTAGATGCGTGATTACTTCCGCCTTTTGATATTGGGTGCAAATGGTCGCATTGTAATTCAGCATCCGAACCACTTACTCCACAATATACGCATTTAAATTTATCACGCTTATAAACTTGCATTATTACTGCTGCGCTTGGGTATATTTTTTTAGTTACCATATTATTTAATTAATTATTAAAAAGAAAGCTGCCAAGTTTCCGCCTGACATTTAACCATCCCACCCTCTGGCACTTTCTGTTGTCTATTTATACATTTCATTCAATTTCAACAAAGCCATATTCAATTCATGGTTAATCTTTCCCGCTTCGATTGTCGCTATTTCCACCCACTCAGCAACTGTCTTTATGTTTGGCTTTGCTTTCGTGCCTAAATCAATCAATGATTCTCTTGTGAGTGATTTATACCACAATGGCTTAACTTTACTTTCAGGTCGGTACGATACAAAATACATCGTTTCTAACTTTGGATTAACTGTGAAATAATGTAACACTTGGTGGATGTTGTCGCTTGGAATTTCATTATTTAAAATAGTCTCGGTGTGTTTCTTTGCTTTAGGGCATTTGATTTCTAATCCGATTGTATCATCTTCGGATAGTCCATCAGGGCTTATGCAAAGAATTGGAATAGATGCGTTCTGAATGAATCCAATCTCTTTAAAGGATATAAACAACTCATCCGATATTGCTTCTCTTGCATACGGCTCTAATTCAGTTCCTC